TTTGTTGAAAAGTGGAAAAAGATGGGACTAAGCACAGACCCTGCAGACAGACCCTTAGCAGAAAACGCTATAAAAAAATGTTACCGATTTGCTGGTTTAAAGGAACCTAAACAAATAGTTTGGTGCGATAGCCCTTTATCTATGTGCTTTACTCACCAAGTATTTAATCAGCTTAATGAAGCCGAAGACACTGTTTGGAACAGTGTCAGGGACAGTGTCGGGAACAGTGTAAGGGACAGTGTCAGGAACAGTGTCAGGCACAGTGTCAGGGACAGTGTTTGGAACAGTCTAGAATTTAGTGTTTGGCGCAGTGTTAAGGACAGTGTTCTGGGAAGTGTTAGGGACAGTGCTAAGGACAGTGTCAGGAACAGTGCTGAGGACAGTGCTAAGGACAGTGTCAGGAACAGTGCTGAGGACAGTGTTAAGGGCAGTGTCAGGAACATTGTTTGGAACAGTGTTCTGGAAAGTGTTTGGAACAGTGTGGGGGCTAGTGTCAGGGACAGTGTCAGGGGCAGTGTTGGACACAGTGTTGAAAAAAGTGTGGGAGACAGTGTAGCATTTAATGTTAGGAACAGTGTTAGGGACAGTGTCAGGGACAGTGTTCTGGAAAGTGTCAGGGACAGTGTTTGGAAAAGTGTTGATGCCAGTGGTTACGGCCAGCACGATGCAAGTTGGTTGGCGTTTTTTGATTACTTCAGAGAAGTTTGCGATCTGAAAGAAGAAACTGAACAGGTACAAGGGTTGGCTCAAGGTTGTATGTCACATGGATGGTGGATTCCTTGTAAAGAAGTTTGTTTTGTCTCCGAACGTCATAATGTTTGCAAGCTCAATAAAGACGAAGTTATTCATTGTGAAGATGGTCCAGCAATAGCTTATCCAGATGGGTTTGAGGTTTATGCTTGGAATGGTGTCAGAATTCCAAAGGAATGGATAACTGATAAAAACAAATTAAAGGCTTCTGATATATTAAAACATGCTAATATAGATCAAAGGTCGGTTGGTTGCCAGATTATTGGTTGGAATAAAATACTAAAAGAACTGAACGCTAAAGAGATTGACAAGGATGAAGACGAAAAAATAGGAACGCTTCTTGAGTGTGAAATACCAGAAGTCGGAAAAAGAAACTTCCTGCAAGTGCTTGACCCAAACACAGGAGAATATGTAGCCCTCAGTGTACCAAGCCACTGTAAGACAGCTCTTGAAGCAAACGCTTGGACTTGGAATATTGAACCAGAACTTTACAAACCAGAAACACAAACATAACAAGGAGAGAAAACATGAAAGAATTTAACAACGTAGCAAGACAGGGTGATATGCTTATTGTACGTATTGAAGATTTACCAAATGACATTGTAGAAGCAAAACCAGTGAAAGGTGAATACATTGTAACTCACAGCGAAACAGGTCATAACCATGTTGTAAAAGAACGTGAGGATGTGAAAATGTATGAAAGTTCAAATGATAACCTTGTTGCTTACCTTGTTGTTGAAGAATTTGAAGCACTGCTTGAGCATCACAGAGCCTACAAACAGCACGAAACAATAAAGGTTAAGCCAGGCAAGTACCGTGTCCACCGTCAACGTGAAGAAGATGTTTTTGGAGAAATTCGCAGAGCAATAGATTAGGAGAAAATAAATGAATGACTGGTTAATCAAAAAACTCGGCGGGTATACTGCAATCGAATATCATGCGCATTATAATGCTGCGCGTAAGTTGTATATAACTGAAATTGACAACCATATTAACACAGCAAGACGGGCATTGGCAGCTGAAAACCTAATTGCTGCCATGGAAAAGCACATATACGGCAAACAGCCCCGTGATAGCAAAGGTCGGTTTATTAGCAACAAGGTACGAAAAAAAGAGCTTGGCACTAAGTTATTGGAATACGCCAAGGAGCATCAGGGCAAGTATCAGGGATTGGATATAACGTCATGAAGCCTTTAACACAGCAAACACAATTGGAAAAGCGGCAATGGGTGCAATACTATTTACGAATGCGTTACCCGAATGCAAATGATAATTTACGCAAGGCCATTATAGCAAACACACAAGAAAGATACGTAAAAGGGCAAGTGGTGGATATTGAGGCATGAACGAAAGATCATTGTGGGCATCAGTTATAGTCAGATTATTATACGACGCATGTGGGGTGGCTCCAGACGCTACGACAGCTCATAATATTAGGCAAGTTTATATGAATAATGCGAGACATTGGCTAACTGGTTATAGTAAAGACAAGTGGATTATATGTGATATGGCTGGGATACCGCCCGAAAGTTTGGAAAAGTTTGTAAATGAACTAAAAACCAGAAACTGGTCGCACAAGTATCTTTCAAAAAAAATAACGTATTAAGTAAAAATATTGTAAGTAAGGATTTAATAATATGGATGTAACAGAAACACTACCTTGGTATATATCTGTCGATGAAAAGAGGGGCTCTGTAAAAATACATAATAAAAATGGCGGGGTTGTCTGTCTTATGAAAAGCTGCAATGGGAAAAAGAAAGATAATGCAATTTTAATATTAGAGTCGGTTAATGAGAAAGAAGCAAAATGAATAAATTCTCAGCACTGCTAAGACTGTCCTGCTGGCTTATATGAGTAAATGACGCATAAAGAGGAGATTAATTGATTTGTCTTATAAATAATGGTAAAATGTTAACGCTATAGTGATTGTAGCAATATTTAATCTATTAAAAGGGATTTTTAATGGCAAATAATCCGCATAAGCCTACTGCACAAACTAGAAAAAAAGTGGCTGATATGGTTTCGTACGGAATAGCGCAAAAACACATCGCGTTGTGCATGGGAATAAGCCATGTGACTTTAACTAAGTATTATAAAAAAGAAATAGAAACCGCATCTCATGAGGCTAATGCGCAGGTAGCAGGCATGTTATTTGCAAAATGTATGCAGGGCGATGTAACGAGCATTATCTTTTGGCTTAAAACCAAAGCCAAGTGGAAACAGGAAGACGACTCCGACCCAAGGCCAATAACAATAAATTATGGTATACATGGTGGTTGATGTTGTTTTGTCAAAGCCCCAATATGAATTTATAACAACAAAGGCAAAATTTCCTGCAATGGTTGCCGGATTGGGTTCAGGCAAAACAGAGGCGGCAGTACAGAGGTTATTGTCTAAAAAGCTAACATCACCTAAAACGAACGTTGCCTATTATCTCCCTACGTATGACTTGATTAATACAATCGCCATACCGCGGATTGAAAAAATACTCGGCACTTTTGGCATACAAAGCAAACTTAACAAAAACGAGAAGTTTATAGAGATTAAGGGATATGGACGGATTTATTTAAGAACCGTTGATAGGCCGGAAAGAATAGTCGGCTATGAAGTTGCGCACTCTATAGTTGATGAGCTTGATACCCTCCCTACAGATAAAGCAGTAGAAGTTTGGCGTAAAATCCTAGCTCGTAACCGCGAAAAAACGCAGGGATCTAACACTATAGGTGTTGCAACAACGCCGGAGGGGTTTAAGTTTGTATATGACAGATGGCACAGACGAGGCAATGAACAATATAAAATCATAAAAGCCAGCACACATTCAAATGCACACAACCTTCCGTATGATTATATTGATAATCTCATGCAGGAATATCCTGAAAATCTGCTAAAAGCCTATATTAATGGTGACTTTGTCAATTTAAACTTTTCTACAGTTTATAGTGAATATAACAGGCATAAGCACAACACATATTCGAGCATACAGCCTAGCGACACGCTCCATATCGGCATGGACTTTAACGTAGGTAAAATGGCGGCTGTTGTAGCAGTCATAAGAGATGGCATACCACATATAGTTGACCAGCATACAGACATTATGGACACGCCTGCTATGATACAACGACTAAAGAACGCATATCAAGGACATCCCATAGCTATATATCCTGATGCTAGCGGTAAGAATAGAAAATCACAAAATGCAAGCAATACTGATATACAGCTATTAAGAAATGCTGGTTTTATTGTATATGTGAACAGCGCAAACCCCCTAGTTCGCGAGCGTGTGTTAGCAGTAAATGTAAAATTGAAAAAAAATGAATTATACGTTAATGTAGATAAGTGCCCTGCAGTTGTTGAAGCTTTGGAGCAACATGCATACGATAAGAATGGTGAGCCTGACAAGACAGCAAGGCACGATCATGTCAATGATGCCCTGGGTTATTTTGTAGCGTATAAATATCCTGTATATGGCGGGCATGTAAGAAGGTTAAAATTGAAGGGTACATGATGAATGTGATAAAATTCTCCCCGGACAGTAAGCCGCAATTAGCTACTCTTTACGAGCGACTAATGAGGGCTGTAGAGGAAAGCAGAGATACAAATATCACATTCGCCGAAGTTATAGGCATATTAGAGTTAGTTAAACACGATTTAATGAAAGATTAACAAATGGCAGTAGATACCACGCATCCGGATTATGATGCTTATATGAAAGAGTGGAAAAAGTGTCGAGACGCTACTCTTGGACAGATGGCTATTCACAAAGGGAAGCAAAAATACCTTCCTGCGTTACATAATCAAACCACTCAAGAGTATAAGGAATACATGGAGCGGACGTTGTTCTATGAGGCAACAGGACGAACGGTTACGGCTTTAAAGGGGTTAATATTTGATAAGCCTGCTAATGTCGTGCCAAATGGCATGGAAGAAGAGATAGAAAATGTCACAATGGGTAACATGTCTTTGCAGGACTTTGCCAGAGATGTTGTTAATGAGGTCATGCAGGTTGGCCGTGTTGGATTATTGGTTGATTATCCCAGTATAGATACCAGTGAAATGACAGCTGCGCAGGTTCGTGAGCTTAGGCTGCAGCCTTTTATAAAGATGTATAAAGCGGAGGATATTATAAACTGGCGTGATGATGCTGGTATATTAACGCAGGTTCGGCTCAAAGAGAACATAGAAGAACAAAAAGACGAATTTGAATATGAAGCTGTTGAACAGATAAGGGTATTAGAGTTATATGAAGGTCAATACAGGCAAAGGTTATTCCGCAAAATAAAGCAGGCAAACGGCAAAGAAGCGTGGATACAAATAAGCGAAGTATACCCTGTGATGAATGGTTCTAGGTTGGATTATATTCCATTCACTATTTCATCTCCTGTAAGTCTTGCGCCAGATGTTAAAACCCCGCCTATACTTGGTTTGGTTAATGTCAATCTATCTCACTACAGAACAACTGCCAGCTTAGAGCACGGGGCGCATTTTACGGCTTTGCCAACCGCTGTGATAACAGGACATAATAAGGGAGAAGGTGAAGACGAGTTTAGGATTGGATCTACTACGGCGTGGATATTTTCAAACCCTGATGCAAATGCAAAGTATTTAGAGTTTGAAGGTCAAGGTTTGCAGTCCTTAAAAGACATGCAGGCTGATAAAGAGGAAAAGATGGCATCCCTTGGCGCGCAGATGCTAACACCTGAATCGCGTAGAAATGAAGCGGCTGAAACGGCTGCTATGCGTCATCAGGGTGAAAATAGTATTTTATCAGATATATCTAAAACCGTGAGTGATGCACTAAATATCGCGTTAGAAATTATGGGCAACTGGTTAAATGTAGAGCCTGCAACAATACAGCTTAACACCGACTTTATACCACAGGCTATGTCATATAATATGCTACAATCGCTTATGATGGCATGGCAACAAGGCGGCATATCGCACCAAACGCTTTTTGAAAATCTAAAGCGTGGTGAGGTCATTGATAGCCAGAAAGAGTTTGACGAAGAGATAGACGAGATACAGAATAGGCCGCTTGTTATATGAGCAAAGACCCGCGTTTAGGTAAGTCAAAAAACTTTAATGATGCTGTGCAGGATAGAATTATCAGGCATAGTTTTTATATTGAAAGCTACAAGGGCAAGCAGGCTAAAGACGCCATAGAATTTATTGATGATGAAATTCTCAACACATTAGAAGCCAATCTTGCGCTACGTTATGAGCGCATTAAGGCTGTAGGCTTTGACCGTGGTGTGGAAACCACACGCAGGCTGGAAAGACAAATAGCGGAACTTACAGCCGTTATAGACAAATACGATCAATTACAGCGCAATTTACAATTAGAGTTGTTTGACTTTGGTTATAATGAACTTGATTGGACCGTTCAAATGATGAATAACGAGGCTGGCATAAATTTAAACATGACCACGCCTGCTGCAGAACAAATAAGGCAAGCTATTATAGGAAAGCCTTTTACTGGAGAAACGTTAGAAGGTTGGTTTACTAGTTTAAAGCAAAGCGCAAGAGATAGGTTCACACGCGAGATTAACAGGGGCGTAGTTGAGGGAAGAACAACAGATCAGATTATACGGGCCATTCGGTATGAAGGCTACATGGATACTACGCGCAGGCAGACTGCTACGGTTGTAAGAACAGCCATTAATCACACGGCTAACGAAACGCGAATGCAACTTTTTAAACAAAATGAGGATATAATCAAAGGCTATAAATGGGTTGCAACACTGGACAGCAGAACAAGCGCCATTTGTGCGAGCAGGGATGGCCGAATATATCAGCCTGACAGAGTGCCTGCATTGCCGGCCCATCCAAATTGCCGTAGTGCTATAACAGCGATAACAAAAAGCTATCGTGAACTGGGAGTACCAACAGATGAAATACCACGAACTACAAGATCAAGCATGAATGGTCAAGTTCCAGAAGACTTAACTTATTCTGACTGGCTTAAAAATCAGCCCACCAGTGTTCAGAATGATGCTCTTGGTGTTACCAAGGCAAAGCTGTTTAGAAAAGGCGAATTTAAGATAAGCCAATTTGTAAGTAGGCGAGGAAAAGAGCTTAGTTTGGCAGATCTTCGGGCAAAAGACCCTGCGGCGTTTGTCAATTTAGAAGAATAGTGTTATTATTACCAAAAGTTACAGCGGGATGCTGTTTCTTTCTCTCCCAATTAGGCGTGATGCCGCAAGTTAATCGTGAGGATAAATATGCTTAAACTCTCTTATGAGGATAAGTCTGATATTCCCGAAGCGTTGCAGGATTATTATGCTGAAAAAGACGGCGTATACGCATTGCAGGCCGAGGGGTTAAAGACCAGTCAAGATATTGCAGCTGTGAAGGGTGCATTAGACAAAGAACGGCAATTAAAACGGTCGTTGGAGGCTAAAGTCAAGGAATATGAAAGCAAATATGCTTTGTTGCCTGATGATTTTGACATTGAGGAATTTAATCGCTTAAAAGATACCAGTCAGGGCGATATTGATACAAAGTTAAAAGAACAGCGCGAACGTATTACGCAGCAACATTCCAAAGAACTAGCCAAGTTACAAGAACAGCTTGAGCAAAAAGATGGGCTTGTAAACAAACACGTTAAAATGGCGGCTTTACAGAAAGCAATGGCAGAGAATAACATTGCCAAGCCTTTTATGCCTGCTGTTGAAGCTATGATGCGAGATCGTATTAAGCTTGAAGGCGAGGACGTGTATCTTGACGAAAAGCCAGTTAGTGACTTTTTCAAAAATTGGTCACAATCAGACGAGGGCAAGCATTACATTGCAGCGCAAGCCAATTCTGGGGGAGGCTCTAATACAGCCAAGTCTAGTGGTGGCGCTGAAAAAGAAATTAGTCGTGCTGATTTTGAGGCTTTGTCTGGTTCCGACCGTATGACAGCTATAAAAAGTGGTGCGAAAGTTGTTGATTAAATTTTGAAAGGACTAAATTATGGCTAATGTACTCACAGACTTAGCGGCTGACATTTATAAAGCAGCCGACATTGTAGGTCGTGAACTTGTAGGGGCTATCCCCTCAATGACTATTAACGCAGGCAGTGAACGTGCTGCGCTTAACGATACAGTGCGCTCACACTTCACACGTCAACCAACTCTTAATACAACCTATTCGGCTTCTATGACCATTCCAGAGGGTGACGATCAGACGGTTGATAACAAGACTTTGACTATTGATAAAGTTGCGAACGTGCAAATTCCTTGGACGGGCGAAGATGTACGCCATGTAAATAACGGATCTGGCTTTGAAACCATTTATGGTGACCAGATTGCACAGGCTATGCGCACAATCAGTAACAAGATTGAGCAAGATGTTTGTGATGCTCTTTACAAAGGCGCTTCACGTTCAGTTGGTTCGCCCGGCACTACGCCTTTTGGCTCTAACTTTGATTTGATTGCAGATGCACGTAAAATCTTGGTTGATAACGGTATGCCTACAGATAATCAAGTAAGTATGATTATGGATACCGCTGCCGGTGCTAAGTTGCGCAATCTTGCACAGTTGCAAAAAGCCAACGAGGCTGGCGGAACTGAATTGCTACGTCAGGGTACTTTGCTAGATCTTCAAGGTATTATGCTTAAAGAGTCTGCTGGTATTCGGTCTCATACTAAAGGCACTGGAACTTCTTACCAGCTTAGTTCTGCAGGCAGTATTGGGGATACCACTATCAATGTAGATACAGGCTCAGACACAATAGTGGTAGGTGACGTTGTGACTATTGGCAACTTTGACTACGTTGTTAATACAGCCTTGTCTGGCGGTTCGTTCACCATTAACAGCCCCGGCTTGCAAGAGGCAGTTGCAGACAACGCAGCGGTTACAGTTAAAAACTCGCGTACTGCTAACTTTGTCTTCCATCGTCAAGCTGCTGAACTTGCCTTCCGCGCACCCGAGCAGCCTTTTGGTGGTGACGCTGCAGTTGACCGTACAACCGTACAAGATCCTATTAGTGGATTGGTTTATGAGGTTGCGGTGTATAAGGGTTACAACAAAACAATGTTTGATGTAACGACCTTGTATGGCGTTAAGGCTTGGAAGCCTGACTTTATTGCAGACCTTGCAGGTTAATAATAGATGGGGAGGTTACGGCCTCCCCTCCTACAAAGGAGAATAAAATGGCTAAAAAAAAAGAAAATACAAAGGAAAAAAAGGCAAGTGAGCCTAAATTCATTAAAATGAAAAAAGGTGATATTGTTGCAGATGTGCATCCAGAAATGGAAGCTGATTACGCAAAAGGCGGATATGAAAAGGTTAAATAATGACCATAACAGTAGGTACTGACGTTTATGTAAGTTTGGCAGATGCTGACACATACTGGTCGAATAAAAATAACAGCACATGGAGCGCAGCTTCGGATGCTGACAAGGAAAAGGCACTAAGGGAGGCTACACAGTTTCTAGATGGTGCTTTTACCTATATCGGGGTTATGACGGACTTTGAACAACCCCTTGCATGGCCTAGGAGCAATGCTGTTATACACACTGGCAACTATGCGGGCGCTGTTTATGATGTTGATGAAATTCCACAAAAGCTTAAAGACGCTAATTGCGAACTGGCACTTGAATGCCTGTCAGGTCGTATTTTGCCTGCAAAGGAAAGAGGCGGCGCTATTAAGCGTGAAAAGGTCGATGTTCTAGAAGTAGAATATTCTGATTTTGCTCCTTCGAAGAAAACCTACGACTTTGTTGCGCTTATTTTAAGAGGGTTAACAATGGCAACATCTAACACTGCGAAGCTTATTAGAACATGAGTTATGATTATTCTGGCATAGCATCTACAGCGGCTGCACAGATAGCTGATAAGGGGCGTAATATTACCTATACGAGTGTAGGCATAGGAACGTTTAACCCTGCTACAGGAAGCTATACCGGGGAGACAGAAACCGATACAACGTTAAAAGCTGTTTTTACAGAGTTTCTGGAAAATCAAATTGATGGCTCTGTTATAAAAAGGGGCGACAAACAGGTGTTAATAACGGATGTAACGCCTAAGATTAACGATAAAATTACAGACGGCTCTGATATTTATCAGGTGGTTAATATAAAAGAAATTAAGCCGGGCGATACGGCTTGCTTATACAAATTGCAGGTGCGGCGATGAGCAATCACAGACAACAGCTAGAAATGGCTTATCGTAAAAAAATAAAACAAACGCAGGAAGTCATTGCTAAAACAGCACTTGATATTGACAGGCAGTTGGTTAATCAAACCCCAGTCGATACAGGTCGCGCAAAGTCAAACTGGATAGCTACTGTTGGAGTGCCGTCAAGTGAAACTAGGGAATCTACAACCCCGATCAACAATGAGCCTGTATATAATAGTGCAAAGTTTGGGCAAAAAATATTCATTACGAATAACCTGCCTTATATACAGCGCTTGAACAATGGTTACAGCGCGAAAGCACCCTCTGGCTATGTTGATGCGATAGTAAGAAGCGCACAGCGTAAAGTTAAGGACATTGCAAGGGTAGAGATGAAATGAGTTTAACCTATTCACAAGCGATTGGTGCAATGCGTGATTATTTTGACACGCAATGGGGTAGCACAACGCCTATTATCTGGGGCAGTGATGACCCTACAGAAAAGCCAAACACTACATGGGTGCGCTTTAATATACGCCACTCTGACGGTTTTCAAGCAACAATGGGAAGCCCGGGCAGTAACAGGTTTGATCGTGTTGGGGTTTTGACCATTCAGGTTTTTTCGCCTGAAAATCAGTTGGGAACAGACGCTGTTGATAAATCCACAACCATATTGGACTTATACAGTGGATTAAATGATAATGGGATAGAATACTATGACGCGATTGTGCGCGAAATAGGTAACGATGGCTACGGCTGGTATCAGATTAATGTCGTGATGACTTTTCGATATGAACAAATAACTTAGGAGAATATTTATGGCTTCAACTTCCGAAACGAGGCTTGCGTATATTGCTGAAACGGCTTACGGCACTACACCAAGCTCACCAACATGGCAAGAACTTCGCTTTAATAGCGAAAGTTTAGTGCCTAACATTGAAAACGTGCAATCTGATGAGATTCGTTCAGATCGCAATGTATCAGATCTTATACAGGTTGGCTCAAGCGCCGGCGGTGATATTAATTTTGAACTTTCATACGGCACTTTTGATGATTTTTTAGAAAGCTTAATGTATAGCACATGGGATAGTAACGTACTTGTAAACGGCACTACGGAAAAATCATTTACGCTTGAAAAAACATTTGAAATGGGCGCAACCGACCAATACCATAGATTTACAGGCGCTATTTGTAACACACTAAGCCTATCACTTGCCACACGTAGCATTGTAACGGGTAATTTTGGTTTTGTTGCAGCAGGTGCAAGCTCCGCACAAGCAGAGATTGCCTCAAGCACTTATACAGGCGTTAATAGCAATCCTGTTATAAATGCATCATCTAACTTTGCATCATTGGCTCTCGCTGGGGTTACTGGGCCAGAAGCCACGGCAATTAACATTAATATCACTAATAACATCACAAGCGAGGATGTATTAGGCTCTTTAGATGCTCGTGGGCAAACAGCAGGGCAATTCGTTGTGACTGGTGATATAACCCTATACTTTGAAAATGAGGAATTGTACGAACTTTTCTTGGCTGGTACGGCTTCATCTCTTAGTTTTGAAGTTGGCGGTGCTTCAACCTTAAAATATGCATTTGACATTGCTAATCTTAAGTTTAACGATGTTTCTGTGGTAGCCGGTGGCAACAACCAGCCGTTATTGGTTGAGGCGTCATTTACTGGCATATATGATTCAGACATTAGCGGCGCTATAGAGATTACACGGACGCCATCTTAATTCCGCAAGGAATGGTAGAGCGAGGTTGTTGGGGCTTCGCTCTATTTCCCAACTAAAGGAG